CGGCAACGACCTTGGCCAACTGCCGCCATGTCTCACCCCACCCGCAGGCGATGTGGGTGCGCTCGTAATCCTGTCCGGTGTAAGGCACGGTCACGGGATGGGTCGTCAGCACCATCTCGTTGTCTGACGCCCCACGGCTGACTGCATAGGGTCCGTCCACGCCACCGGCTTTGGTCCTAAAACCAATGTAGTGATTGGCAATGCTCCAGGTCAGCGGCTCAGACACCGTGAGCGTTCGGCTTGCCGCATTCCACCCAGTGCATTCGGCAAACTGGCCCCAGGCGGGCATATCGTGCTGGATGGCAATCAGGTCACCGAAGGCCGGAATGAAGCCTTCCATCTCGGTGGTGAATTTCACCAACCGGCGACGGTAGCGGTTGCTGGCCGCCTGATACAGGCCTTCGCGGTAGGCCTGTTGGCGGCTGGTCACCCCAAAGAGTTCGATCCTGGCCGGTTTGCTGGCTGCGCTGTCCGCCAGCTTGGCCGTGACGCGGCGCGATGCCCAAACTTCAGCGTCCCAGTAGCCCACCTCCACCGCATCGGCCATGTCGTCCGAAGGCAGCAGGTACTCGACACTGAAACTGCCCCGCACGATGTTTCGCATCGAGAACATGGCCACCGGCAGACTCTGCGCACCGTCGCGCGCGAAGCGGATGATGCCGCAAAGCATGTAGGGCTTAGCCCGCCCCGCCTGCGCGATCTTGGTGATCGCCTCCCAGAAGTTCAGCGCCGAATCAAATCGGGCGTTGAACTCATCCCCTCGGCTGGCCCACATGGCGTCCAGCACCTTGAGCCCGGCCAGATCCAATCGGGCGTCCGCAAGCTTGGCCCCGTAGGTGGTGTTTCGGCAGGCGTCTGCCAGCGCCCAGGCGATGCTGCGCGTGGCCACCGGCGCTGACCAGCTGCTGCCATTCCAGATTGGAAGTTTTCGGGTGCAGACGACGTTGATCTTGCGCGAGGCCTGCGCCGACAAATTGTTGGACGCACGCATACGCATGGCAATCAACGTCACGTTGCCAAAGGTCCGTGTCTCCGGCAGGTAGGCCCTGAGGGCTCCCCAGAGGATTTCATGCCCAAAGCGTGTATCGGTCTGCTTGGCATCCAGGCGCCGCACGCGCACTTCGTAGCGGCCACCGGTCACTGTAAATCGCTCCGAATAGCGCTGCGGCGTGGTGGTTTTGGCGGTGTAAAAGCGCTGGCCCAAGACGGACCAGTTGCCCGTTGCTACGCCCAGGTCGTTGACCGTCCGCACCTCAATGGCGACCGACAGCGTCAATTCGCTCAAGCTGCCATCGTTTTGCGCTTCGTACAGGCCGCGAGAAAGTACGAAGTCCAAGCCCAGTGTGTTGGCCTGGGTGCCTGCGGCATTGGCCACGAAGCCGCCGATGTAGTGCTGCAGGGTGACGTTGCCACTGGTCGAGAGACTGGTGGCTGCCGTGACCGTGAAGGTATCGGCGCTTGGCACTGTGGCAATCGAATAGGCACCGCTCATCGCCGCACCAGATGTGACATCCAGGTACAGCACCCGGCCCACGGCATAGCCATGCGCAGCCAAGTTGACGGTGATCGTCGCACCGGACTGACTGAAGGTCGCCGCCAGACTCCCGGCCAGTTCCTGCCCGGAGACCTCCACCGAGCTGACCACATTGGTCGGGAACTTGGTGATGGCATCGCCCGGCGCAATCACCTCATAGTCAATCTCGGCGAAGTTGGCGACCGGGGTGTCCTCGATGCGGATCGCCTCGATGGCGTATTCCCCCATGCCCAGACACAGCAACTGATACAGGTACTGCTCGTTGCCGGCGTATTCGACATAGGGCTGCGCAGCGAAGTCGGGGTACGCACAGACCCTCCCGTACTGCACCGGAATGGCCTGATCGAGCCGGGCCATGTTGCCCTGCGCTTGCAGGTTGTAGGTGGGCGACGGGGCAGCCAAACTCGCCGCCTGTTGCGCCGTGGTGGGCTTGGGCGGCGGGATGACTGCATTGACCAGCGCCATGCCCAGCATGGTGGCGCCTGCCTGCACGGCCGATACGCCCATCGAGCCGAGCACGGCCGCGCCATTGATACCAATGAGCTCAGATGCCAGCACTGGCGCGTAGACCATCACCGCCAGCATCAGTACCATGCGCAGGGGGTTTGACCCACCACCACCACCGCCTTGTGGCAGCAAGATGATGGCGACCAAGTCGCCGCCGCACACCGGTTGATCCCATGTGGCTCGCAGCTGTGCCTCGCCATTGCGCAACACCAGGATGGGCTGATCCGTCTCGGGCACCAACGCACGCAAAGCCACCGGCCCCGGGATCACCGTGATCTGGCGGTCCTGGTGCGGCAGGAAAGGGTTGCGGACGGTGATGCTGTGGGCGAACGGATGGCTGGGTGAACTCAGCGCCGTCGATGCCATGACAGCACCCTCAAGCCCACGCTGGGCAATGCTGGCACCGGCGTGAAGACCACCCCGGCTGTTTCCAGGGAGTGCAGCACGCCCCCGCCATCGGCCTCCAAGTACACGCCAATGTGACTGGGGCGCTCAGATTTGCCCATCAGGCAGGCATCGCCCTCGCGCGGGTCTCTGACGATCTGCCAGTGCGCATGCTCCGGGTGATCGTCAAAGGCGCGCAGTGATGACAGCCGACTGGCCGCATCGACATCGACGGCCGCCACGTTCCATCCAAACTGCTCCCGCCAGACCTGGCGTGCAAACGACCAGCAGTCGCTGCTGCCCGCCACCCAGGGCAGGCCGATGTACTGGATGGCCCAGTGAGGGGTGTGTGGTTTCATTGCGCAATCAATCCAGGAAAGACTTCGGCCGTGTAGTCCAGGCCAGGGAATCGCCGGTTGGCCAGATTCGGAAACCCACAGGTGGCACGTACCCGAAACACCGTGGCCGAGATCGACATCACGGTGAGGGTCAGTGGCGGATTGTTCTGCGGAGCGGTGAGGTCCGACGAAAGGAAAGCTCGGTAGATCACAGTGATCAACTCACTACTTCCCATCGATGCCTCCACGTTGGCCAAGATGTCGCGGCTGACGTTGTCGATCTCGATCACGCATTGCGGCACGGCGGTGTGCGTGACCTCGGGCGGCACCACATCGAAGGCATAGCCCACAAAGGTGACGTACTGACCGCCGTTGCGCGGGGCGCTGGACTCCAGCTTGGCGGTCAGATCCACGTGATCGCGCACCACCCGAATCGGCGTCGAGAAATTCGGATGCCAGATCTCCAGGGTGTGGTGAACGACCAGGTTCGATGGCGCGCTGGCGTAGGCCTCTTTGATCGCCAGGCTCAAGGTGTCATCTGGCATGAATCAAGACCTCCATCTGTGAACCTCCATTAACGAATCTCCAACTTCGCACTGACCTGCCAACGCGGACCAGACTGCATTTGCGACTGCCAGGGACCCACAAATCGAGCCTGAACAGATCGCAAGCCCGCGTCTCCGGTGTTCAGATCCACCGTGAACCAGCTGGCTCCATTGGCACAGTCGCCATCGAACCAAGCCCGAAACGTGGCCATTTGGGCATCCGTGAAACGCCAGCCAACACTCACCTGATCATTGCGTGCTGCACTGCGGCGGCGCACGCGGGGCAGACCGGCTTCCATGTCGGTGCGCACGGTGACATCCACCGGCGCGATCGCGTAACCCGACACCAAGGGTCGGGGCAAGGTTGTGGGCCAGGTGGCCATGTTTCTCTCCCGATCAGTACGCGCCTGCGACGCGGTTCAAGCCGTAGGTGTTGGCCAGCACGCCAGGGCCGGGACCGGCACCACGCGCCACATCGCCCCAGACCTTGGCCGTGATTTGTTCCACCCAGACGTCGATTACCTGGTTGCCGTTGCTGTCGGTGCGCTGCTGTTGCTGCCCCCCTTTACCAGGCGACTCGACAACATTGACGATGACGGTGCTGCCACCGCTGTTGACTTTGACGCCCAGATCCCCATCACGCATGCGCGTGAGCGGCATGATGGCCTCGCCCGGGCTGCCAGGTTTTTCACCCATGAGGCCGATGCGTGGCAAGCTGGTAAAGCCAGCGCCCTGGGCAAACGGGAACACCGTCGGACGGTCGACCACCGTGTTGCGGTAGACCGAAAGGGCCGGGGCATTGAACACATTGCCCTGCGCGGACGGAAACAGACTGCCCCACATCGAACCCCAGTCCATGCTGGACATTGCATTCGCCAAGGGCAAAGTGATGGATCGCTGGATCTGAATGCGCACGAGGTCAGAGATGATGGAATCGGCCAAGCTTTTGAAGTCCAGCTTGCCGGTCATCACGAACTGCGTGAGCGCCGTCTCCATACCTCGAAACGCATTGGCTGTGACCTGCTGGGCACGCTTGGCTGCGTTGGACGCGTCATCGATATAGGTTCTGAGCGCCGACTTGGCACCGTACTCAAAACTGCGCTGATAGTCCGTGTTGGCCCGCACCAGGTCTTCAACGATGGGTAGTTGCCTGGCCAACGCATCGTTGATGGCTTCAATGGTCTGAGCCCGCAGGCCCGGGTCTTCGATCTGGTTGGCTTCTTTGCGCGCATTGGCAGCCGCTTTTTCCAGATCAGAGCGGGCCTGCAGGGCGGCTTTTTCGGCATCGGTCATGTCCAGCATCTGGCGCTGCAACTGCAGGGCTTCGATGCGTTGGCGGTTGCCGCCAATCAGGCCTTCGGTGATCTTGCGCGAAGCAGCTTCTTCTTTTTCAAATGCGTCAAAGGCTTTGTTGGCTTCCTTCTGGCGCTCGATGGCTTCGAGCACCTGGATGTACTGCTCGGCCTCAGTTGCCACCCCCTGGTAGCCCTTGGCTTCGATCTGCAGGGCCCGGGCGCGCAGTTCGGCAGCTTCACCCTCTTGCGTGCGGGTCAGGCGCGAGCGCAGCTGGTTCAAGAAGGCTTCGCCTTCGTTGAGTTTTTCGGCAGGCTTGGGCTTTTCAAATCCTGAGAGGTCCAGGTTTGGACGGGCCTTGCGCGGCAGCGTTGGCAAGAACTTGTCGTAAATCGCCTGCACTTCCTTGGCCTGGGCCTCGGTGTCGAGCACGAACTTCTGGCCCATGACGCGCACCGTGCGGCGCTGCTCGTCGAAGAATTTGGCCACCCGGTCCGCGTAGCCCGGGTTCTGGTTGATGTTGAAGAGCCGGTCGTTGGCGGCGTGCACGTAGTCGTCACGCGCCCCTTGCAGCTTGGCGATTTCCGCATCAATGACCTTGGGGTCGTAACCCATGGACTTCATCGTGCGCAGCAAATCGGTCTTGAACCAGGTCTCGATGTCCTTGCCCACCACCGACAGACTGTCAAAGGGCTGGGCAATCACACGCTTGGCCAGCACCGCCGACTCGGCAATGAAGGCCAGACCCGAGGCCACCGACTCCAGAAACGCGAGCGTGGCATCCCGGTTAGACGTGATGCGCTGCAGTTCATTGCTGAAACTGCCGGTTTCACCCTGCGCCAAGATCACCTGCTCGGTGAAGTCAGCCAGGATCGGGATGACGGCTGCGCCGATCTGGCGCTGCACGCCCTCGAAGATGGCAGACAGGCGCGTCAGGTTGTCGTTGAAGACCTCGGATGCACGCGCCACGTCTTCCGACATGACCAGGCCCAGGCGCTGCGCTTCTTCCATCAGCGCTGTAATGCCCTCACGCCCCTGATTCAGGAACGGGACGATGGCCAGGCCTTCTTTGCCGAAGAGCTTGACCGCCAAAGCAGCCTTATCGGCTCCATCAGGCATGACAGAAAACTTGTCCGCCAGATCCAGCAATACCTGCTCGGTCGGACGTATCTGTCCACGCGCATCGGTGGCCGACACACCCAGCGCCTTCAACGCTGCGCTGCCCTCTTCGCCGTTGACCTGGGAGTCGAACATGGCAACCGACAGTTTTTGCAGTGCCTTGGTCAAGCCTTCGGTGCTGACATCCGACAGTTTGGCCGCGTAGTCCAGCGCGGTCAGCGCCTCGACCGATACCCCTGTCTTTTGCGAGAGCTTGAAGAACTCATCGCCCACCCGGGCCACCGGCATGACGAGCGCCGTGATGCCCACACCGAGTGCTGCGATGCTGGCACCGGCGATAAGACCTGCAGGTCCGAGTTTGCCCAGCACCGAGCCCAGCATGCCAAGTCGGTCGGTGGCGGCCTGCAGTTGGAACTTGGCATCGTTGGCGGCGCTGGACAGGAGCTTGAGGCCACCGGAGGCTGGGGTGGCAGCCGCTTCGATTTTCTTGAGCGAGCGCTCCCCCTTCTCACCAATCTCGGACAGCTCGGCTTTGACCTTACCGCCGTCGATCACGGACAGGCGAATGGAGAGGTTGCGTTCAGCCATGGGGAAACACTCGGATCAAGGCAAAGAGATCAGTCGTCGCGTTATTCGTTTTTCTCAAAGGTGCTCATCAGGCCCGCCTCTACAGCCGGAAACAGGTCAATCGCCGTGGCTTTGTCCAATCCAGCGCACTCGCAGGTCAGCATCCATGCGTTCAGATCCAGACCCGCGACACGACCCTGGGTCATGCGCAACTGACTGGCACAAACTTCCATGGCACTGGCCGCTTGCCAGCCTTCCAGGCTAAGGGGGGCATTCATGGTGTACGGGCACTCGGGACATGGCTCAGCACAGCTTTGAAGGCAGGCACTGCAATAGTTCGGCCCACCACCAAAGTGCCATGCGGTGCGGGCCTTCAGGCGTTTTTTTCCGATTCCAGTGCGTACAGGCCAGCAAGGTATTCGCGCTCGAAGGCATCGGCCAACAGCCAGTGCTCCATCAAAGCGGCCACGCCTTCTGGTGTGACGGATGCTGGTTGACCTTTGTCATCGGCCACGCCTTCCCAGGCGATGACGGCCAACTTGGCCAGTTCGGTGATGAGGGTGGCGGTGCGCTCGCCAGTAGCCGCGATGTCAGTCCCGGCCACTTTGGCGGCGGCATGGCGCGCAGCCATCACCAAGGCAGTGGTGGCATGACGGACCTGCAGGCGCACGCCAGCGGCCAGTGTGATCCAGTGCGGTTCACGTGGAATGTTGAGTTTGATCATTGGAAAGTCCTGGGTATCAATACGTGGTCACGTCGTTGAGCAGTTCGACGGTGAGCATCTTGTTGGCCGCCACGTTCTTGGCGGCTTGCCACTCGAAAGTGGCTTGAATGCCGCCTGGTCCAGTGA